AAAAGCGCCGGCATTGCTAAATACTTCCAAGGAACTAGGCCGCCAGGGTAGCGATCTTCTGAGCGTAGCTCGCGGTATAGATCAACCGAGGCTACACGAGTTCCGATAATAATAAGTTTGCCGGTAGGGTTCAAACGAGATCGGACGTCTTGGGTTAGCCAGCGGATCTGCTTCTCAAACTCGTTAGCGTTCTTGAGCGTTACAGCATCGTCTACAATAATCATATCGGCACGCTTACCGTAGATCTGACCGCCGATACCGACGGCCTCGATGTTTGGATCCTTTTCAGATGACTCGCGGAGTTCATCACCAAAGGTAACGCGGGTTGCTTGCCAAGAGGCAGACTTAGAGTTAAACCCTACGCCAGCAGCATAAGCACTTTGCAGATCTGCATACATTGGATGTGTGAGTCTTTGCTTGATGGCGTAGAGAAAGTCAGCAGCTAGTTGCTGCGTCTGGGATACAATCAGAACACGGAAGTTCGGATTACGGGCTACCTGCCACGTCACGTAGTCTACGGTGACCGTAATTGACTTTGCGTGGTTTGGCGGAATATTTATAAGTACGCGGTTTGCTGCAAGGCCCGGTTCAAATTTCATACTGGGGTGCAGCCACGAAGGTTCACGACCTTCGATTACATCTATCAGATTGATCTGATGTGGAAAAGTCTTGGAGTGTAGGAACTTCTCGCGGAAGGTCACGAAGTCAATATCGTGAACGTCGCCACCCTGGAACTGCTTGTCCTTTAGGCCAAGGCGGGTTCGGTCAATCTTATCCGCGAATATCTTATCGGTGCGGCGGTAATACTCGTAAGTCTTAATAGACTTACCGGCGGAAGCAGTAGCTGCCTCAACGGTCATACCTTCTGCGACAGCGCCGAGAATGATTCTCTTGGCGATGTCTGCTGAATTATCAGCCATCTATTCCTCCTACAGATTAAGCCCGAAATACATATCGGGCTGAGGGGAATTGGCGGATCTAATATTTAGATAGAACTCACCCGACTAAAAGGCACCGCCAGTGTCGGGCTTAGCGCCCGAAGGAGCCACAGCGAACTGAGGGGTAAGTCAGTACTCGGCCTAGGGGCCTCGTAAGAGGCAACCGCAACGGGTCGCAAAGGTCTTCCCCGCTTTGCTCCCCTACTGTATATAAGGCAGGAAATTTACGGCATTTCCCGCTTTGTACTGTGTGATCTTAGACACACTGCTATAAGTCCTGCTCAGACGGCATATGGTACCGGATCTCACACGGTTCACTTTAGCAAATATTTTTTGTTGGGGTACATAACACATACAGTCACAGGTATTAACAACGGGGGGTGCGTTTTCTGCGCGGGGCGGTGGCTAGACAGAACGGGCGAGACTGTAAAGGCAGACTGCTAGGGAATTGTGCGGGGCTGACTCTACTTCTGGCGGTCTATACCCCATAGTAATCGCCCGAATTAACAACCCAACCCAACCGACAAGCAGCGCGACCAACTGCCAGCGGCTGCGCCGCTGCTAGCGGCTACGCCGTCCAACTGCTGGCAACTAATGACCCGAACTGCTCTCGATCTCTGGGCTGCTGCGCCAACCGTCCGCGTGAGCCGCTGGGCTGTTGCCCCAGCCTGGACAGATCGAAGGCCGGACGAACTGCCTCGGGGCTTCTATCCGTCCGCATAACTGCGACCCTTTGACCGACCCACTAGGGGAGACTCCCACCCTTTTCGTGCTACCATTTTCCTATCGGTTCAACCAACCAACCCGAACCGATCGAAAGAGGTTGAAAGTGAAACTAAGAGCAGCAGGAGAAAAGGTAAGCATTAAATGGTTTGTATGGTCTGGCGATGTAAAAATGCCATACGAAAGTTCAATGCGCGGTCAATGGGGCTGGGATGCAACTTGCTCCTGTGGCTGGGAAACTCGTACTGGTGGCGCAGTTCGATCTTGGGTATTGCAAGCAGTTCAAGATCACAAGAAATATGAACACGGATACGAATATGACTTCCAGTATGACTTTGCAGCAAAGGAGGCAAAATAAAATGGCAACTTGGGAAAAGAAGTTTGAAGGTGGTTGCTTGAAATGTAATTTTCAGACAGACAACCGCGACGAATTAAAAGCGCATAACTGCGAGCAGTTAATAAAGTTCGTCATTACTGCGAAGTTACTAAACACCTACGAGATCGAAGTAATGGCGACCGACGCTGCTGCTGCTATCGCCAGCCTGGATGAGTGGGTAGCCGAGGACTTCGAGGACTACTTGCAAAATCAGCAATGGGATATGGAGACCTGCTAATGACTAAGAAAATTTTCATTTTCACTTGTGGCAACTGCAAAGCGGCCGGCCAACCGCACGAAAGAGTTTCAACTGGTGAGGCTAATGATCGAGTCTGCCCAACTTGTGGCGAGTGGTCGATCTTTTACTATGAAAAGGAGATGAAATAAATGAAAGAGGCAACTTGCTTGAAGTGTGGAGATATCTACAACCCGGACGAGTTCGGGGAATTGCACTATGGCAGCGGTTGCCGTGGTGAACCAACTAACGAGTGCGAATACGGCGAAAAGGTCAAGACCTCGCTCACGCTGGACGAGATCTCGGCAATTATTGAAAGCGAGTTCACCTTTGACAGTTACATTGAAAGGGAGGACACCCACGCCGACATTGTCGCACTCGACCTAATCGGAGACGCTTACAAGTTGGACGCAGACAACTTGCACGACGAGGAACTTCTCTCACTAATTGAGGAGATCCTTGCAATGCGTAACAGTTGGCGTACTCGCAACCAGCAAAATGCTTGGGCTGCTGCTGATAAATAGGCCGAAACACCCCTTCGGGGGTGTCGTAGCGTATGCGCTGCCTGATGATGGCCATCAGTTAATTAACCAGAAAGAGGCACGAAATGACCACAGCAACAACAAGCAAGAAAGAGCAACAGCAATTGGACTTTGAATACGCCAAAGAGCAACTACTCACCCACTATCTAACTTATGGAGACACCGTCTACACGGTGCTACGTTCAGTATCGTCTAGCGGTATGAGTCGCACGATCTCGCTAAAAGTGGCAAAAGATCGTCAGATATTAGACCTGACTTATTATGCCTCCGTGGTGCTGGGTTGGAAGTTGGTCGAAGTAAACGGCTCTCGCGCTTTACGCGTCGGCGGAGCCGGAATGGATATGGGTTTTCATACCGTCTACACGCTCTCAAGGATCTTATTTAAGGCCCCAACCTATTACGACAACCAAAGCGACCCGGACGCTGGTTATGTATTGAACCAGGCTTGGTTATGAGGCTGAACCGACGCGGACGGTTACTCCTTCGGGGCTTACCCGTGCTGCTGCTGCTGCTGCTTTGGCTTTTCGTCGAAGTTAGCCGATCCCTTTGGTGGGTCGGCTTTTCAGCCCCGACGGCTGACCTGGCTGGCTACTGCTGGGGCTCAATGTACGAGTGTTTTAACTTTTAGACGGCGCGAATATCGCGCCCTGGTCGGTTGGGATCGGGGCGCGGTATTCTCTGGCTAATAGCCTCAACCTATACTTGGCAACGGGTGAGGGAGAGGGCGAGAGAGGGAGAGAAAGAGGGCAAGACTTACCTAATAACTAGGGGAGTCTGTTACACTAACAGCACGAGAAAGAGGGAGAAAATGACCGAACAGGAAAAGCTACGCAAGATCGAACACTATAAATATATGCTGGAGACAATGGAACTAAACCCAAGGCATCGCTATTGGGTCGAGGATCAACTGGCAGACTTGGAGGGTAAGTGATGAAAGAGCAATTAAACGCCGTACTTACTGATGAGATCCGCCGCTGCGAACTGTGCGGGTCTGATAGTTGGCGTGTGCTACACGAAGGAGACGAGAGTAATTGTGAGTGCGAGGGAGAGTGCCTGCGTGTCTGCGATAACCCGGATCTATCTGATGACGGTTGCGACGGCGTAGCCGAATTGGTAAAGGCCAAGACCTGTGAAAATTGCCCTAGCGGTGATCCAGCAATATACGAAGTAATGACGCTATCCGGCGAACTCGCGCTGTGCGAGTCTTGCCATAACGACTAGAAAGAGAGAGAGTAATGAGCGAAATAACAATAAAAAACACAACTAAAGAGATCACAGGTTGGACTAAAAAGATCACCTTTGAGAGAGAGGGTGAGACCCATATCGTCACTTTATATTGGAGTGAGGTAGACGGCTATGACCTAGTCTTTAAGAATTCTAGTTTATTTAAGCCAGCTTGGGCGCTTACAGAATATAAACTGCTTGGCGAATTAGAGCAGTTACTAGATGAAATGACCGAAAGGGAGGACGGATAATGCCTGAGCCACGTGATGATGACGATATAGCCCTAGGGTTTGATGAGGACGAATATGAGGACGAAACCTACGATACATTGGAGGAAAAGTATGCCGATTAGAGAGTGTATCCAATGCTTTAATATGTATGACGAACCAGATAACCGCGAGGATACTTGCGACTTCTGTCAAGGCAATTTAAGGAGAAGGTAATGAATAAAGAATACTGGGAACGCAAGGCTGACCTATGCCAAAAGATCGGTATTGAGCAGCTAATGGAGGGCGATATCAAGAACGGTACGCGGAACTTAAAGCGTATGGTGAGGGCTATGGAGGAGTTAAACCTAATAAACGCCAATGAGGGAGAGGATAGGTCTGCTGCTGATATGTGGGCTAGTCTGATCGCCTCCGGCACAATACTAACGAGAGAAGGAGAGAGCAAGTGAGTAGCGTTGTATATGTAGCCTATTGCTTGGATTGTGATGAGCAACTATATGAAGGAGAAGTAGAAAAACACAACTGCCACGAAGGGAAAAACAATGGATAAACTAGGTAAAGTAATAGCGTTTCACCCCGTAAGATCGGGGCTAAAGTTATTCTATGAAGTAATTGAGCCGGACGGTGAGACTAGGTGGGGAGGAGAGCGAGCCTTTGATGCTATTAGCTGGCTTCACCTTGCCCCGAAGGGGTCTAGGTTGCTGGTATCGGGGTGGGAGAGCGATGATCTAGATGCTCAACCGGTAGGGCAACCGCTAGATGTAACCGAGATATATCAACTATTAAAGGGGAACCGATGAAACTGTTTATAGGTATGCTGGTAGTATTGGTAGTCATATACGCGCTGATAGTGCTGGAGGATAAACTTAATGACGATCAGAAATAAACGGATAGAGGGCGCTAAGCGTATGGCTGTGCGTCAGAGAAACTATCGAAGGGTGCGTGATCGCGCTTTAACCAGGTTGGCACAAGCCTACCCCGAAACATACAAGGAATTGTTAGAATTGGAGAAGGTAAATGACAGTACGAGTGGTGCGAAATGGGTTGATATTGACGGGAACACTAGCCTTGTTGTGGTTACTGGCACCGGAAATAGACAAGAAGGAACTATCATTGAAAGTGCCAGTTATATCGCAGAGGGAGAAGGCAACAACGAGTGAGAAAGCAAACAACAAACGTATCGCAAGAGAATATAGTGCAGCTCTCGGCTATACGAAGGCAGAAACATCGTGCCTCATCACCCTATGGACCCGTGAAAGCAGGTTTGACCACCTTGCAAAGAACCGACAGGGATCTTCAGCTTACGGAATTGCTCAACTCCTTAGAGAGCGTAGTAGCAGACCTGAACTCCAAGTCTTACACGGTCTTAGATACCTTAATCATCGCTATTCAGGGAGCGCGTGTCGCGCTCTCGGACACCACAACAGAAAAGGCTGGTACTAAATGCTCACCGGAGTAAGCCTATTCGCAGGAGTGGGAGGCTTTGACCTAGCTATGCAACGCAGCGGCGTTAAAGTCGTTGCGTCAGTAGAGATAGATAGCAAGTGTAATGAAGTACTAGCGCGTCACTTTCCTGACGCAAAACAATTTACAGATGTAACCACAGTTAAGGGAGAGGATTTAATAAATGCAGGATTTAACCCAAGCACAGGAATTATTACAGGAGGATTTCCCTGCCAAGACCTCAGCGTTGCTGGCAAAAGGGCTGGTCTTGCTGGCGAAAGAAGCGGGTTATTCTGGGAAATTGCAAGACTTGTGGAAGAAACGCAAACAGAATACTTTGTCATCGAAAACGTACCTGGTCTGCTATCCAGTAACAAAGGAAAAGATTTTGGAGTCGTCATCGGAACGATGGCCGACCTCGGGTATTCTCTCGGCTGGAGGGTGCTTGATGCTCAACACTTCGGAGTACCCCAGCGCCGGCGTCGTGTCTTCATCGTTGGCAGACGTTCTGTTGACTCAACAAGTCCAGCCGAAATTCTATTTAAGTCAGAAGGCTTGCGAAGGGATACTTCGACGAGCCAACCGACGGGGCAAGACACTACCACCAGTACTGCAAGAAGCTTTGGCCAGACAGGCTTCGCTAAATACTCCGAAGGAGTAACTACACTTACCGCTACATCCTACAAAAGACCGGAAGATAATGTAGTTGTGTATAAAGACCCAATAGGAACTCTGAAAGCACGAGATTACAAAGGAGTTAATCACGAAGGGGCAAGGGATGGACATATTGTGGTTCACCAAGAGTAGACGGGCGCAAACCAATGAGGACTATGAAACTTGGGTGGAAGGTGGCGTTATGCCAACACTAAATGCTTTTGATAGTGGCGATGTGCGAACTACGATTATCATCTTTCATCCCCATTATCACGACGGAGCTAGAGTACAAGGAGATACTATGAATACTCTTACATCACGTATGGGTACAGGTGGGAACAACGTATCTTGTGTTGCTACCGTTGTTACCACTACAGCAGATGTAGTTGGTTCGCTACAAGCAAGAGACTATAAGGGAGTGGGTAACCAATACGTGGCAGAGAATAAGTTAGTTATCTCTTATCCAATACAGGACGGCAGGGATATGAACAAAGAACAGAACGGTATTGGATTAGGAGGCGAAGATGATCCGTCATACACGCTTGATAGAACTGGGGCGCAAGCCGTTGCTTACGCTATACAAGGTACTGTAATCGGTAGGAGTGATACTTCCGGGCCACAAGGTAAAGGCTATGGTGAGGAAAACGATCCTATGTTTACTATAGATACGGTTAGTGGACACGGAGTTGCTATTTCTTTTGATACGCAGTTCGGATCTAATGCCACAACCTTTGAGGATATGTCTCCGACTCTCAAAGCAAGTCAGCAGCCACCGTCAGTAACTGGTACTTCGGTACGCCGACTAACACCTGTCGAGTGTGAGCGCTTACAAGGTTTTCCTGATGATTGGACTGCTGGACAGTCTGACTCTGCTCGCTATAAACAAATGGGCAACGCAGTTGCTGTGCCTGTTGTTGAGTGGATCATACAAGGCATTTGTGATACGATCTAACCCTTGCGGATAGGTCTGCCTTCTACCTAACCGCTTACTAGTAGCCTCACCGTTAACCTCTTTCCGGTGGGGCTACTTTTTTACCCACCGTTACTGTAAAACCCTGGACCCTTAAAGGTGATAGCGGGAGAGGACCAGCTACGAGACATAGACTGGTGACAATCAGTACAGATAGGCTCAACGATCTCAGCGTGGATAGACTGTTCAATATCCCTAGTGCTACCGCACTCGCACTTAAAAGAATAGATCATAACTTCACTCCCTCATTTATATCTAAGTAACCTACTAACTTATAGATCTTACTCTTGTTCTCAAACTCCGTAGACACTGGCATCACTTCTGTATACCATTTTGGTTCTGGCAAATCCATAAGGTCAAAGGAGTAGATACCAACCGGAGTGGAGTTGATGTAGTACGGGATAAGATCTCGCTCTGATGCCTGAGTA